GATATAAGTGCGCCGGGAAACATTGCCCGGGCCTCGGCTGGATCGCCAGCAACACGCCGCACCCAACGTCCTGCAATATCGACTTCGGAGGACGCCATGCCGGAACCTGAAATCGACACGCACAACCTGACCGTGACGTTCGGAAAACACCGGGGCGAACGCTGGACACGCGTGCCGGTGTCGTACCTGCGCTGGCTCGTGAACCTTGCGGATCCGCCGCTTGCGACGCGAAGCGCCGGACCGAACAACCGCGAGATTGCACAGGCGGAGCTCGACCGGCGCGGCATTTCGGCAGCCGATCGGCTGGTCGAGATTTCCAGCCACGCGATCGACTCGGCCAGCTTGCGATGCTTGCGACACTGGAAAAGCACGCGACGCGACCAAAACGAGGGCCTGCACGCTTGGCTCAATCGTCGATCGGAGGAGGCGCTGAACAGCGGCGCACCGGATCACGAGGGCCGGATCCACTACGAGGGATTGCGGTTCGTGTTCGAGATCGGGGCCTTGTTTCCGGTCCTGAAAACCGTCATGCGAGACAATAAAAATGGCAAAAAGTCGCGTCCAATGCGACACTTTGAGAACGACCAAACCGTGGACAATCAATAGGAGAAACACAATGAACGAACCAGAAACCCGCCCGCATATCGGGCAAGCCGAAGTGATCACCGACGCCGAGCAAGGCGACGTACTGCCCGCCGACACGATCGCGGGCGAAGTCGTCGGCCAGGCGCTCGAAATTCAAAAAACGCGACCGCTGACCGTCGTCAATCCGAACCCGCTGGCGATGCTCGCCTCCGCGCTCGAACAGGGCCACGACATTGCCAAGCTGGAAAAACTAATGGACATGGCCGAGCGGTACGAGGCCAACGAGGCGCGCAAGTCGTTCGCCTCGGCGCTGTCCAAATTTCAGGGCAGCTGCCCGGACATTGTCGAAAACAAGCTGGCGACCGTCGTCATGCAAAGCGGCGGAAGCTATACCTACGCATACGCCGACCTCGACACGATCATGCGAACGATTCGCCCGACGCTGAAAAAATGCGGGCTGTCGGTCCGCTACGACGCCGAGGTATCCGACGACGGCAAGCGGATCCGATCGCAGTGTTACGTCATGCACCGCGACGGCCATACGGAAACGACCACGTTCGTGGTTCCCGTGGACGAGGCAATGAAAGTCAACGACTCGCAAAAAATGGGATCGGCGAACGCGTACGCTTGCCGCTACAACGTGGTGAACGCGCTCGGGCTGACGACAGGCGAGGACGACGACGGCGGAGTGTTGCACGGTGACAAGCGCGGCAGCGGCGAGAATATCGTCGCGGCGACTTCGCCAGGCGCTGCGAAAAAAACCGACCTCGACGAGTTTTACCCGATCGGCAAATGGAAAGGACACCGCTGGGACGACGTGCCGCTCGACTACCTCGAATGGGCGGTCGCTAATCTGACCGAAAAGCCGGACATCGTTGCGAAATGCAAAGAGCAAATCACGGCGCGCCTCGATTCCGACGACCAAAAAGCGCAAGCCGCCGCCGGGTCCGAGGGCGAACCGTCAATGGCTGAATGTGCGCGCTGGATTACGGGCGCCAAAACAGCCGACGAACTGGCGGAAACGTGGTCGCTGACACCGGAGAAACACCGCGACGGCCTGAAAGGCTACCACGCGACCCGGCTCGGTGAATTGAACGGCAACGACAAGCGCGGAGCCGAGGATAAGGCCCCGTTTTAACGGTAAACTTTCGGCAGCTGGAAAGCGGGGCGTGATGCTCCGGTCGGTGGCGACTTCCGCACACGCGGCACACCGGCCCGGCTGCCATTTTAATCTCGTGAGGAGAAACCAGTGGACACAAACACACAGCACGAACTCGCAGTTAGCGAGCTAACACCGATCGCCCGACAGTCGAGCGCGTACGCGTCAACGATCGACGGCATGGAAATTCACGACGACGACCAGCTGGCAATGGCTGGCGATTTGAAAAAGGACCTGAGCCACTACCGCCGAAAATTGGAGGACAAACGGCTGTCGCTCGTTGGCCCGTTGAAAAAAGTCACAAGCGACATAGACGCGATGTTCAAAGCGCCGCGCGACAAGATCGACACGTTGCTCGGCTCGCTGTCCAAAAAAATGAACGGCTACCTGCAGCGCCAACAGCAAATCGAACGCGCACGCAAAGAGGAGGAGCGCCGCGAGGAGGAGGCCCGCGCCGAACGGCTCCGTCTGGCCGCCGAGGAAACGCGCAAAGCCGCAGCCGACGAGGAGGACGAACTGGCGCAGGTTCTCGAAAACCAAGCAATCGAAGCCGAAAACGCGGCGGACAGTGTCCTCAAACAGAAAGCGCCGCCAGTACGGGGCGAGAAAAGCAGCGTGTCGGTCGTCAAAACGTGGGTCGCTTCGGTGATTGACGTGAAAGCGGCATGCCTCGCGATTGCCGAGGGCCGCTTGCCCGCCGACCTTGTGACGTTCTCGCAGTCTGACCTAAACGGAATGGCGCGCGCGATCGAAAAGGAATGCGAGCGCGACGGGATCCGCTTTGAACAAAAAGTCACGGCTGGCGTGCGGTGAGCCGGGCGCACCCTGTTCAGGAAATCATCGACCACCACTTGAAAAACGGAATGCAGCCGCCGGAGTTCCGCAAAATACGCGGCAAGCCGGACGAACCGTCGGGAATGGAGTGGTGGGTAAAAGTCAGCGGCGTTTGGATGCACGCTTGCCGGATCGGTCGGCGACAATTCGTGGACGGGCGCGAGCTATGAGCGCCCCGGACTTTTTCGAGCGTGACGAGCTCCGCCAGGCTGCTCGAGAAAAAGGCGAACCGCTTTGCGATTACCCGCGATGCCTGCAACCGACCGCCGGGTTCTCGGTCAACGATCGGAACGCGTGCGAGGATCACATCGAATGGGCGTTCGATCGCGCGTTCGAGCCAGCCGAAGCGATCCGAATTATCATCGACAAGGCACGGCCATGAGCGGCGACGATTGGCCGCCGGAGTTCGCGCCGGGCTATCGCGTTTTGAAGTCGGACCAGCGGCCACCGCAATCCGATATGTTCGCCGACCAGCTGCCGATAATTAAACACGCGCTGCCGGACGCGACGAAAACGACGCAGCAAAACTTCGAGGATTTCCACCGGCTAAACCCGCACCTGTACGTTCGGCTCGCGCGTATGGCGAAGGACCTCGTGCGCGCTGGTCGAAAGCGAATCGGAATGGCTATGCTGATTGAGGTCGTGCGCTGGGATTATCTGACGACGACCGATCACGGCGAGCATGACTTCAAAATCAACAACAATTATCAGGGCCGATACGCGCGGCTTCTAATGGAAAACGAACCGGAACTCGCCGGACTGTTCGAGCTCCGCAAGCTGCGAACGCCGTGAGTTTCGGCGCGCCAAAGTATTGGGAACAATTTCGCACGACGTTTCAGGGCATGCGCGGTGACAAGGCGAACGGGCTGTTCATAATAAAACCGAAGCGCCTGGCCGTGATAATTTCCAACGGCGAAAGCTGGGAACATGCCAGCGTGTCGCGTCGATCGAAGTGTCCGAGCTACGACGACATGGAATACGTGAAGCAACAATTATGGGGCGCCGACGCGTGCGTCATGCAGCTGCACGTTCCAGCCGCCGATCACGTCAACTGCCATCCGTATTGCCTGCACTTGTGGCGACCGCTCGACGCCGAGATACCGAGACCGCCGAAAATGATGGTCGGACCCGGATGAGATACGGCAGCGTGTGTTCAGGGATCGAAGCCGCAACCGTGGCATGGGAACCGCTCGGCTGGCGGCCCGAGTTTTTCGCGGAGAACGATCCGCAACCGTCGCGCGTACTCGCGCACCGTTTTCCAGGCGTTCCAAATTTCGGAGACATAAATGACTTCAAGCAATGGCCCGACGCAAACCTCGATGTTCTCGCAGGCGGAACCCCGTGCCAATCATTCAGCGTCGCAGGATTACGCGCCGGGCTGGATGATCCACGCGGAAACCTCGCGCTCGTCTATCTTGCGATCGCTGAACGCTACAATCCCGACTGGCTGGTATGGGAAAACGTCACCGGCGTCCTGTCGGCCAATGGCGGACGGGACTTTGGTACCTTTGTCGGGGCGCTGGTCCGGCTCGGGTATAGCCCGTGCTGGCGAGTGTTTGACGCTCAATATTTCGGAGTTCCCCAGCGACGCCGACGTGTGTTTCTTGTCGCAAATTCTACAGATTGGCGTCGTGCCGCATCGGTACTTTTTGAGCCGGAAAGCATGCGTGGGTATCCTCCGCCGAGCCGAGGAGCGCGGCAAGGAATTGCCCCGGACGTTGCGAAAAGCATTAGAGGCAATAGCGGAGGCATAGACCGCGAGGACATGCACACGCTGATCCCTGACGTTGCGAACCCGCTCACGGCGCGTATGCACAAGGGCATCAACACGACCGCCGACGAGGGCCAAACGGCCATTGTTTCGATTCACGGAACGCAGGACCCGGACTTGCTGCACGAGACCGCGCACACGCTCGGGCGAAACTCGGGACAGGAAAACGCGATCGCGTTCAAGCCGTCACACTTCACGCGCGGAAAGGACGGCGCGCCGGCCGAAGTGACGCCGCCGTTATCAGCGGACGCGGACAGGGGCGATCAGGACACGCTGGTGTTCGACCCGACGCAAATCACGAACCCGGACAACCGATCGAACCCGCAGCGTGGCGACCCGTCGCACACGCTCGCAGCGGAGGCAAAACCGCCCGCCCTGGTTTCCGGCTTGCGCGTGCGCAGGCTCACGCCGCTCGAGTGCGAGCGCCTGCAAGGATTTCCCGACGGCTGGACAAAACTTCCGAAAATGAGCGACACCGCCCGCTATCGTATGCTCGGGAACTCAATGGCGGTCCCTGTAATGCGCTGGCTCGGGCAGCGAATCGAGAATGTGACGAGGGCAACGCAATGAACAACGACGAGTACGGCAACGAGGACGGTGGCACGCGGGACGGCTTTTGGTTTTGGCTGTTCATGGCCCTTTGGATTTGGTCGTGGCAGCCGTCGTTCCCGTGGTAGATTAACGCTTCAGGGCGGCCCGGCGTTCAGGTTTCTCCGTATGGTACGCAATCTGTCCACGCCGCCGGGTCGCCCGTTTTTACTCCGCCGATTGAAGTTTGGCTCGCCCCGGTGCAGTATCGGCCCACGCGACAAGGGCGAAGCGAATGACGGCACAACACTCATACGGGACCGGCAGCGAATCGAAACTCGCAACAAGCGACCCGCGTATTGTCCGTGTTGCCCGCCGTGGCCTGATCCTTTCGCCGTACGACATTACGATCGTTTGGGGCGGACGCACCGACGCCGAACAAATGCAGGCGTTCCTGTCCGGTAACAGCAAAAAGAAAACCGGCAGCAAGCATCAGTACAAAAAACCCGACGGCACAATGTTCAGCCAGGCGATCGACTTTGCGCCGTGGCTGCTATTGCCGAACGGCGAGTGGGGAATCCCGTGGGAGGATTCGCACGCGTTCGCCGTGGTCGGTGGAATTATGATCGCGGCGGCTGCCGTCGAGGACGAGGCCGTGACCTATGGCGGTGATTGGGACATGGACGGCAACACGACCGACCAATCGCTCATGGATTGGGGCCACTTGCAGCTTGATTTGGAGCCGACGTTTTGACCAAAACTTTCCGCCTGGTTTTTTTCTTGCTGGCCTGCGCCATTGTCGGCTGGCTACTTTGGATCAATACCGCAAGCGCGGACGACGACCGACACGGCAGCGGCGATCGCGTGGACGTGGACGTGAACACCGGCGACAACACGGTGAACGCTGGCGACCTCGTGGGCGGCTCGAACTCGAACAAATCGTGGGGTTTCTCGCACTCGCTGGGCGACGTTGATATCAACGAGGGCGCGAACTGTTTCGGCAGCGAGGCGTTTGGATCGGTGATCGTGTCGCGCCAGTGGAACGAATTGAACCCGTGGTGCGCTGGCCTGTTTTACGACCTCAACGGCAAACACCGCATGGCCGCAATTATGCGCTGCGACATTAAATCGGTGCGTGCGCATTTTGAAAACGACGAGGATTGCATCGCCGAGAACATTCTCGCCGGACCCGAAGCGACCGAAGCGCAGCCACCGCCGGAGCTCGCCGCGCTGTATCAGCAAGCCGCGCAGTTCGACGAACACGAGGACCGCGAGGAGAAACACGAGTACGAGCTGGCCGCGACTCGCCAACGTCAGGACGAACTCGAAGCGGCGATACGACGCGAAACCGCGAACCGCCGCAACGACCGGGCGAACATCGAGAAAGCGCAAAAACAAAAGGTCGACGAGGATTACGAGTTCGCCCAGCAAATGCTCGAACAGTACGTCCAAATCGTAGAGCCGCCAACGGGGTCCGAATGATGGAACTGTCACCGGGAAAAATCGTGGGCGGGATCGCAGCTGTCGGCGCAGCTTGCGCGATCGTGTTGTGGGGCGTGCCGTATTACATTCACACCGTTGTTCGTGAGGACGTGTCCGCCGAACTGAAAGCCGCCGGAGTAACCGACGGTGGCGAGACCGCGAACGCGAACACCGCAACGCTTGGCGCTGTCCTGATTCGGCTCGACGGTATGGAAACTCGGATGATTGCGCGCGACGAGTTCGTCATGAATTACTTCAAAGAGCAAGCCGATCGCGCGTCGGCTGCGAGGGAAACACAATGAAACGAATCAGCCTGGCCGTGATCGCTTTGCTATTACTGTCGCCGCTCGTGTTTGCTGTCGGCGAAAAAACATTCAACTGGACGCCGCCGACCGAGTACGACGACAACACGCCGCTGCCACAGTCGGCCATTGCCTCGTACGATATCGAGTGCGACGGCGTGCTACTGGCCACCGTACCGAACGCACCGCAGGACACTGACACGTACGCCGCGCCGCCCGGAACTTTCGCCGCGGGCGATCACGCGTGCGTTGCGTTCACCGTCACGACAACGGGGTCGCGCTCGGTAGCGTCAAACGCCGTAAATTTTACTGTAACGCCGGGGGTTCCGAAGCCTCCGGTGTTTGCGCTGCAATAAAGCCACCGCGATCTGGCGGCGGCTGCGCGGTTTTCAATTAGGAGAACGGCCATGAACAAACCGTCCAGCACGATACAGGCCGCAGGCTCGTGGGGTTTCCTCGCCGCGATCGCCATCGGCGTTGTCGCGATCGTTTGGCCCGACGTTGCAGCCAGAATCCCGCCCGGCTTTGAAGCGGCGCTCGCTGTCGGCATCGGAACTATCGCCGGGTATCTGAAAAAAGAGAACGTGATCAAGTGAGCAAGGCGCTCGCATGGATCAAAAGTTTAGGATTCGTCGCCGCCGTTGGTGCAGTATTGACTGCGATTGGCCTCGCGCTGGCGGCTGCAACTGCACAAAACCGCCGAGACCGGGCGTCCAAAAATGAACAGGCGGCGGCGATCCTACTTACCTCGAACGTGAAAACCGAAATAGCCAAAGGCGAAAAGCTGCAAGCGAAAGCGGAGACTGACAAAAAAGCCGCCGCCCTGGCCGACGACAAAATGGAGGCGCGCCTTGAAAAACTCGCGACGAATGACAGTCTCGACGCTATTGCTGATCGTTTCAATTCTCGCAGGCTGCGCGAGCGGGCCAACGATAACCCCGCCTGAGTGGCCGGTCATCGAGGACCGCCAGCCCGTAACGGACGCGAAGCCGTTGCCGATACTTTGCCCGATACCGTGGCAAGCGGACGACGTACAATGCTGGGCCGCGCTTGACGCGTTCGACATTGTCGCCGAGGGAAACCACGACATAGCGCAGGCCAACGCCAACGCGTTGCGGAATCAGGAGGGCGCGACCGACGCGTTCATTCAGGCCGGACAGTTCCAGCAACAGCTGACGACGTTTTACGCTGACCAGCTGGCGGACGAACGCAAGGCGCACTGGCTCGACAACGCGCTGTACAAAACGATAATCGGCCTCGCCCTGATCGGCGCGGCGCTGTAGGAGAACCAAAATGGACGCAATCAAAACGTATCTGAAAAACGCCAGCAAGCAGCTGATCGTTGCGCTGGTCGTCGCCGTGATCCTGTTTTTCGTTTGGCCTGGCGCCACGATTTTGCTGTTCGTCGGCATGCTCGTTGGGATCCTCGTTGGCAACCTGTACCCGGCGATCGAACGCGCAGCCGAGAAAATCATCGCCAAAACCGGCAAGAAAAAGCTGCCCGGATAGTGGAGCGCGACCCGAACAAAGCGCCGGCGGACTATGCGGACGAGTACGATCCGACCGGCTACTATGAACGCAAGCGGATCCACCGCGAGGAAATGCTGCTGCCGCTCGCGATCGTTTACGGCCTCGCAATCGTAGCCGTGACCGTTGCCGTTATTTGGAGGCTGATCGCATGAGGAAAGGTTTTATTTGGCTGGTCGTGATCCTCGTCGTGGCCATGCTCGTCATGCTACTCGCCCCGGTCCTGATCGGATTGTTCGGCGGCGCAGGATTTGACCCGAGCTAATGGCGAACAAATCGGCACGTATCAACGTCGGCGATCGAGGCACGAAAGGCGAGCAGCCGTGGTTCACGAAAGCCAAAGCCAAACGCCGCGCAAAGGACAAAGTCGCAAAGGCCAGCAAACGGCGCAACCGGAAATGATGCTGGCGCGCGTACTCATGGCGGTCGGCCTCGGGCTGTTCTGGATCCTCGTCGGCGATTATTTCGGCCAGCCTGGCCTCGGTGTCGCGGCTGGCTTACTCGGCGCTGCGGCGCTTTGGGCGTGGACAAGTGACCGCCGCCCGAAAGTATAGAAACCAGCCGGAGTGGGTCGGAGCTCACAAGTTCGACAGCGGAGCCGAGGCGAACCGCTACCGCGAACTCCTCCTCCTCGAACGGGCGCACGAAATCGCGAACCTCGAACTGCAGCCGGTGTATCCGTTGGAAATCCTTCGCCTGGAAAACGGCAAACTTCAAGGGATCCCGGTTAAAATCCGAAGTGACAAGCGCCCGAACGGAACCCGGACAAAGTACACCGCCGACTTCCGCTACCAGTGTTTGCGGACCGGGCGGCAAATCATCGAGGACGTAAAGGGCGTGGACACGACCGCCTCGCGGCTCCGGCGCGCTGTCGTTGAGTGCATCTACGGTATCGAAATCGTTCTGATTCGAGCCAAACGGACCCGGAAAGCGCGCAAACGATAACGGTTTCGTGCGTTTTCGCACCGGCTCGCGTACATTCTGGACCTAACAACCCGACAATCCCGTCGCCGTTTTGTGAGAAAACGAGGAGCCGTGATGGCTAAGACAAGCAAAGCAACGCCTGAGAACCCCGCCAGCGTCGTCCGACCGCTCGCCGATCTGATACCAACGGAAAACAATCCACGCACGCATAGCGACGAACAGGTCGGTCGCATCGCGTCGTCAATTCTGGAATTCGGCTGGACGTCGCCTTTGCTCGTGGCCGAGGACGAGGGCAGCTGGCGGATCCTCGCTGGCCACGGTCGCGTCGCGGCTGCTATCAAACTCGGGATAACCGAGGTCCCGACGGTCGATCTGTCGCACTTGTCACGGTCGCAGCGCATGGCGTACGTGATCGCGGACAACAAGCTGGCCGAGGACGGCGGCTGGCACAACGAAACGCTGGCCGAGATTTTCGAGAACCTGAACGCCGACGGCTATGCGCTGGACCTCACCGGGTTCAGCTTCGAGGCTGCCGAGGAAATCATGAAACAGGCGCGCTCGCACCACGGCGAGGACGACGGCGCAGGCGGCCAAAAGGGCGAGGACGACTTCGGCGAGATTCAGGACCAGCCAATTTCCAGGCTGGGCGATGTTTGGCAGCTTGGACGGCACCGACTGATTTGCGCCGACAGCATGAAAGGCCCCACGTTCGACGTGTTGTTCGGCGAGGAAAAAACCGTGCATCTGATCGCCACCGACCCGCCGTACGCGATATACGGCAGCGCAACCGGCATCGCCTCGGACATTGCGGACGACAAAATGGTGCGCCCGTTTTTCGACAAGGTCCTGACGATCGCAAAGGACCGGCTCGAGTGGTTCGGCCATTGCTACGTGTTCTGCGATTGGCGCAGCTGGCCAGCGATTTGGGAAAGCTGCAAAGGCGTACCGCACATGGAGCCGAAGAACCTGCTGATGTGGGACAAGGGCGGCGCCGGTCTCGGCTCGAACTACGCGAACACGTACGAGTGCATCTCGTTTTTCTCGAAGCTGCCGAAGCAAACCGCGATGGGCAACCGGCCAAGCGGCCAGCGGTCCGTGTATAAACCGAATGTCCTGCGATACAACCGACCGACCGGCGAGGACCGGCTGCACAACGCCGCCAAGCCTGTCGCGTTGCTGCGCGAACTGATCGAAAACAGCACCGGGCCAGGCGACACCGTTCTGGACCCGTTCATGGGCAGCGGCTCGACAATGATCGCAGCCGACCAAACGGACCGGATTTGCCTCGGCGTCGAAATCGACCCGGGATGGTGCGACGTGATCCTGAACCGCTTTTGGAAACTGCGCGAAACCGAGCCGGAGCTCACCGCCAGCGCCGACGACGCCGTGGCCGAGGGCGTCGCGACGTACACGCAAGTGGTGGCCAGCCGGAGCAACTGACGTGGCCCGCTGTAAAACGTGCGGCGCCGATATCGTTTGGCTGAAAACCAAGCAAGGAACGAACATGCCCGTGGACCGCGAAACGTGGAATCCAGGCGAGACCGAGTTCAAAGTCCCGGGCCATATCAGCCACTTCGCGACCTGTCCGCAGGCGGATCAGCACCGGAGGCGGGACCGTGGCGCGTAAAAAAACAGCGACCAAGCGACGCCGCCAGCTTTTCCTCGATCGACTGAAAGCAACCGGCAACGTGAGCGAGGCCGCGATCGCGGGCGAACTGCACCGCTGTTCGTGGTACGAGCTCCGCGAGCGCGACCCGCAATTCAAGGCCGATTGGTACGACCACGAAATGTATTACCTCGACGGGCTGGCCTCGGTCGGAGTGAAGCGCGCCGTTGTCGGCGAGGTCGAGAACGTGCCGTACACGCAACTGGACGGCAAGGGCGGAAAAGTCACGGCATTTCGGGCGGTTATACGCAAATCCGACCGGCTGCTGGAACTTACGCTGAAAGCACGGCATCCAGAATACAAGCCGGTCAAGGTCATCGAACAAACCAGCCCGGACGGCTCAATGTCGCCCGTTCCGCCGAGCATGCCGGACTTGGCCAAACTCGACGACGACCAGCTGGCCGCCTACACCGAACTGTTGCGGATCGTGCATGGCGCCGCCACAGCTTGACCCGCTCGAATTACCTTTCGCCGAAACGCTGCTCGCGGAACGCTGCGAGGAGCATCTGCACACGTTCACGAAACAGGCGTGGAAACACTTAGATCCGGCGCCGTTCCGTGACGGTCGCCACTTGGCGATTCAGGCCGAATACCTCGAAGCGTTCATAGCTGGCGAGATCCCGCGTTTGCTTTTGAACGTCCCGCCAGGCCACATGAAATCGCTTTCCGTGTCGGTCCTCCTGAACGCGTGGTGCTGGACGAAACGCGATCGCGCGGGCAAACGGTTCATGGCGACCAGCTATCGCGGCGACCTCGCGTTACGCGACGCCGATAAAACGCGCCGCCTGATTCGATCGAAGTGGTATCAGGACCGCTGGGGAAACGTCCTCGGCGCGTTGCGCGACACCGCGCTGCAAATTCGCAAGGGCCAGGACGTGAAGTCTCGATTCGAGAACGAACACGGCGGGTTCAGATTCTCGACGGCGGTCGGCGGAATAATGGGCGAGGGCGGCGACTTTGTAATCCTCGACGACCCGCACAACGTCGAACAGGCCGAAAGCGACGACAACCGCGAGGAGGTCGTGCGCCGGATCCGCCTTGCGCTGCCGACTCGTGTTCGCTCGCCCGACGGTGGCGTTTGCGTAATGATGCAACGCTTACACAGCCGCGACTATGCGGGCCACATGATCGCTGACCAAGCCGACCTCGTTCACTTGTGTTTGCCTGCGCGTTACGAGAAAAAGCACCCGCACGTCACGGTTCCGGTGACGCTGAAAAAGTCCGGGCGCGTAATGCCGGGCGACTACCGCACCGAAGAGGGCCAGCTTTTGTGGCCCGAACTGTTCAGCGACGAACGGCTCGCGGCGCTCGAAGTGGAGCTGGGCGCGTACGGCAAGGCGGGCCAGCTGCAGCAGCGTCCGGTCCCGCGCGGCGGCGGTATGTATAAACTGAAATGGTTTGCCGGTAAGTTCGTCGACGCGGACGACGTGCCAAAGGGCGGCGCGTGTACCCGAGGCTGGGATCTGGCGGCGACCGCTGACAACACGCGCGGGCAGGGCGACTACACGGCAGGCGTGAAAGTCCGACGAGTCGGTGGTAGATTCTACGTCGAACACGTAAAACGGTTTCGCGGATCGCCACTTCAAGTACGCCAAACAATGAAAATGACGGCGGACGCGGACGGAAAGGCTGTGCATATCGACTTTCCGCAGGACCCCGGCCAGGCTGGTAAAAGTCAAGCCGAGGATCTCGCCGCCGAGTTTGCCCGGTTCCGCGTGCATTACAGCACCGAGTCCGGCAGCAAGGAGGTTCGGCAGGACGCGCCAGCGGCGCAGGCCGAAGCGGGTAACGTCTATATCGTTCGAGGCGATTGGAATCAGGATTTCCTCGACGAACTCACAACCTTTCCAACCGGAGATTACGACGACCAAGCCGATGGTTTCGCGCGCGCGTATCATCGGACGGCACGACAATCGAAGGGCGTGAGGTCCGGCGGCTACATCGGAGCAAGCTAAAATGGCGAACCTATCAAGCGACATCGAACAAACTAACCCGCTGTACGACCTCAAGGTTTCCGAGTGGACACTCGTCGCCGACGGGTACGAGGGCGAGAAAAAAGTAAAACAGCGCGGCTCGGTGTATTTGCCAACGACCAGCGGCCAGCGTGCGCTCGGTCTCGGCAAGTCCGGCGTCAACAACAACGAGGGGCAGGAACTTTACGACGCGTACATTCTGCGCGCGAACTATCCCGCGCTCGTGCGTGACGTGGCCAACGCTTTGGTCGGCGTAATGAACAAAGAACCGCCCGTGATCGAGCTCCCCGACGCGCTCGAAGATATGCTGCTTATGGCCACCGCTCGCGGCGAACCGCTCACCGCTTTGCTGCGCCGGGTCCAGCTTTACCAGCTGCTATACGGGCGAACGGGGATCCTCGCCGACGTGGACGCCTCGCGGGATTTGCCGTATCTCGTGGACTATCCCGCGTTGCGAATCATCAATTGGGACGACGAGCCAAAGGACACCGAGGACGCACAGCGCACCGTTTCGTTGGTCGTGCTGGACGAAACCCGCAATGTTCGCGACGGCTTTACGTGGGAGGAGCGTGACAAATTCCGCGCCCTGGAAATCGGCGAGGGCGGCAAGTACGAGGTCACGATCGACGACAACGGCGCACGCGCCGCCGTGGTCATGCCAGCTATTCAGGGAACGACGCTCGAGAAAATCCCGTTCGTGTTTATCAATTCGTCGGACCTCGTGCCGGAGCCGGGCGACATTCCGCTGTTGGGATTGGCTCGGCTGGCGCTGACAATTTACCGAGGCGACGCCGATTATCGGCAGGCCCTGTTCATGCAAGGGCAGGACACGCTGGTCGTGATCGGCGAGGACACCGAGGGCGGCAAGCTGATCGTCGGCGCTGGCGCTCACATCAACATTCCGAACCCCGATGGCGACGCCAAGTTTATCGGCGTGGACGGTCAAGGCTTGCCGGAAATGCGCGAGGCGCAGGCCACGGACTACGAACGCGCGCTGAACTACGGCCTGCAGCTTATGAGCGGAGCCGGAGCCGAGGCCGCCGAAACCCTGAAAATTCGCGTCGCTGCCCGAACGGCGGATCTCGTGAACATCGCGATGACTTCCGCCGCTGGCCTCACCGATATTCTGAAAACCTGCGCCGAGTGGGTCGGCGCTGATCCCGAGGAGGTCAAGGTCGAGCCGAACACCGACTTTATCGACGAGACAATGGGCGCGGCTGAATTGCTCGGCTTTATGAACGCCAAATCTCGCGGCGCTCCGCTGTCGTTCAAATCGATCCACGCGCTGATGCGCAAAGGCGACGTCACGCAGCTGTCGTTCGACGAGGAGGAGGAGGCAATCGCCGACGAGCCACCGCCCGACGATCGCACCGGGCTGGGCGAGCCTCCGCAGCTGGACGAGGACGGCAACCCGATCGCGCCGGCCGGAAACGCGCCGCCTGGAAATGGCCCGCCGGGAAACCAGCCGCCGCCGGGCCAGTAGTCCGTGCCGTCGAACGACGACATTCGGGACGAACTGGTACGCCGCCGCGTTGAGATAAACCGCTTCGCGGCGGGCCTTGCAGCCCGAATGCGGGCGATTCTGAACCGGGCCGAGCCTGCACTCCGGGCGAGATTGAAAGCACGGCTCGAGCGGGCGAACCTCCTGAACGCGGATCCCGGGCCGCTGACAACGCGCAAGCTGCAAGGAATCGAGCGGCTGATCCGCGAGCTAAACGGGCCGACTTTCAACGACATAGACGCCGTTGTTCGCTCGGAACTGGTCGCGTTTGCGAAAGCCGAGGCGCTGGCCAACGCTGCAAACATCGCCGCCTCGCTGCCGTTGATCGTGTCGTTGTCCGTGCCGGACGCTCGCGCCTTGCGGTCGATCGTATTCGCCCGGCCCTTTGAACGCGCAATCCTGCGCGATTGGCTGGGACAGTTCGCGGACAACGACCGGCGACGCTTCATGGACGAGATACGGCAAGGCGTCCTGTTCAACGAGACACCGACGCAAATCAGCCGCCGCATTTTCGGCTCGCAGGAGCTCGGCGGCGTGGACGGCGTGCGGGAAATCACAAGGCGTGGCGCGCTCACGCTGGCGAACACGGCCACGGCTGCGATTTTCAACGGCGTGCTGGAGGCGCTATACAACGCCAACAAGAAAATCGTCCGCCGGGAACTGTACGTGGCGACGCTCGATTCGCGCACCACGCCGATATGCCGGAGCCTCGACGGCAAGGTTTTCGAGGTCGGCAAAGGGCCACGGCCACCGATCCACATAAACTGCCGATCCGTTCGCGTGCCGCAAATCGACGGGCGGAAAATTTCAGGACGGCCAAGCAACGCAACGATCGAAAGCGAACTCGCGGGCCTGCGCGGTCCGGCCAGGCGGCGCGCTGTTTCAAAACTCGTCGGGCAAGTCCCAGCCGATACCACGTACCAGCAATGGCTATCCCGCCAGCGCGTAGCGTTTCAAAACGAGGTCCTCGGACCGACTCGCGGCGTATTGTTTCGCAAGGGCGGGCTGACGCTCGACAGTTTCGTCGATCGCTCCGGCCACCAGTACACGTTGCGCGAACTTTACGAGCGCGAAGCCGCCGCTTTCCAGGCCGCAGGCTTGCCAGCGCCGACGCTGTAATGTTGCAAACCGCGCGACAACGGCAGTAGAATCTCGAACGACGGCGCGATGCCGTCGCAACCTACCGCGTGATACGGGAGAGAAACTTTGGAACTTGCCGACAGCTACGACAATCTGACAGCGGTCCCGCCTGAACAGCTGGCGCTCTACAAGGAAAAGGACGGAAAGGCCGTCCTCGATTTGTCGGGCCTCAAAACGACGGCGGACTTCGATCGCTACGCCACCGCGCTCAAAGCACGATTAGCGGACGCAACCGGCGATCTGAAAGGCGTACAAGGGCAAGGCATGACTCG